CCGATCCGCTTACGGACGGCCTTGCCGATGTCGTGGCTCGGGTCGAAGATGCCGACGCCCAGGTTGAACGCGAACGAACAGAGGGCGTCGAACCGCGTCTGGCGAAGGATGCGTGGGCGAATCTCGGAGACGACGCGAGCGCACGCAGCTGCGTCGTGACGGAGAAGAAGTTCGCCTTCCGTGATGGACAACGGCACGGTGAAGCCTCTCGGCAGCTCGCCCGTGTGACCGTAACCGACGGTGCGAACGCCGACGGCGTCCCGGTACCAAGTTGAGCGGAAGCCTTCGAAACGCCCGATGAACTGGGCACCCTTCAGGCTGAGCGACTTCGGGATCAAGGAACGGCCTCCTTCTGAACTGCCGATGTTCACGAGTTCTCCTTCGGTGAGATGGGCTTCAGACGCGAGCCAAGCTCAGCGTCGTGCTCGGCGTGGTCGTCCGGAGCAGGTTGAGGTGGCTCGGGCGGAGGCGTGTAGGACGCTTCGCCAGGGTGCCACGCTCCACGGTCTTCCATCGACGTGCGGTTCGGATCGCCCTCCACTAACCGCCACCTCCCAGCAGCTTGACCATGTTCCAGGTGTTCCCGCTGTCAGCGACCTTCGTGCCAGGGTAGAAGCCGAGCTTGGTCAGCTCTTCCCAACGAACGCTGTCCTTGAAGGCCGTGGACGTGTAAGAGACGATCTTGCCGTCCTTCTTGTGCGTGTCGATCGACAAGTTCTTCACGACGTCAGGCGGCAGCGGCTTGTCGCCCTTCTTCGCCTCTTCGATCTTCTTCTTGTTGGCGTCTTCGACGGCCTTCTGCTTCTTCTTACCTTCAGCAGCGGCCTTCTTGATGTTGGCCTTCTCGACGCGCACGACGCGGACGTGGATGACGCCGTCCTTGTCAATCTTCTCGATCTTCAGGACGGTGCCGCGACCCAGGATCAGTTCCTCTTCAGGCCCGTCAACCCAGACCGCCGGAGTGCCCTTCGGAACGGTGACGACGAAGCTCTGTCCCGTCCATTCGCCTTCTTCACCAGAGAAGCCGAAGTTCTCGGCCACGTCGCCTCCGGTGGACGTCGAAAGGAACCCGTTGTCCTTGATTTCGCCTCCGACCTTCGGGTTCTCGCCGAACATGTCCTTGAACGAACGCGAAGCGCCTCGATAGACCTTGACGTCAACGGGACACGGGCGGAACACGCCGTCCATCTTGTCGATGACGGACGCCCACTTCTCTGAGCCTCCGAGTCCTCGCAGCAGCGCGTTCATACCCTGGTAATCGGAACCCATGTACTTCTCCAAGGCAGCGACTGCCTCCGGGTTCGTGGTGACCAGGCCGTGGTCGCCCCAGATGTTGCCGAACTTGTCGTCGAGCTGGTCGGCGGACCAGAACTTGCCCGAGCCCTCCGAGGTCAACGTCTGAACTTCGTCGCCGGAAGCAGCGTCTGACGCGCCACCGCTGTCGTAGATCAAGTCGCCTTCTTCGCCTTGGAAGACCGGCTCGATCCCGCACTGGCAGTGTTCGTGGATCGGCAGCAGGTCTTCGGACGAATAGAGGTAACCGGCAGCTTCTGTGCAAGCGTCGCAGTCGTCGCCGGAGAGAACACGGCGGTAGCCAACGATCGGCGGACCGGAACCAGCGCCGGACGAAGTCTGCTCGACGGACAAGGTCTTGCCCGGAGCTGCCTGAGAAGCCTTGGAGGCGTTCTCCTTCTGGACGTGGAACGTGCCCTTCTCGGTCGTGACTTTGAACGTCGGGTGGTCGGGGTTGACCGGGACCTTCTTACCCATTGTGCGCTCCGATCCAAGCCCGAGCAGCGTGTGTCTGGGCCAGCTGAAGGTCGGTGGCGGCAATCCGCACGGCACGGTCAGCTCCGGCCTTCGCAGCGACCTCGAACGGTTCGCCCTGGTTCAAGTGGAACCCGAGCGCAGCGTAAGGACGAGCGTAGACGTCTTCGGCAGGCACGCCACGAAGCTTCTCCACCGTGAACTCGGACGGGTCGATGTTCACGGTCTTCAGCAGCGGCTCGCCAGCGACGATCCGAACCTTCTGAGAGAAGTAGGCGTTGACCAGCGAGGCGACGGCTGTCATGCCACCTTGAACGAGGTTGACGGCGTTCGGGATGAACGCGTCACGGCCCTTGTCCAACGTCTGGGTGAACAGAACGCCCACCGACGCCGACAGTTTGTCGCTCAGCTGCCGACGCTGCAAGTTGTACGTTGCGTCGAGCTGGTTCACGCCCGGATCGTGATCGGCTTGAACTCAGCCGGAGGCTCGGTGATGGTCTCGCCTGCACCGGTGCCGGTCGGCTCACCGACGGGCGGGCCAGAGTCGGTTCCGTCGCCGGACGGCGGAGGTGGAGGTGGCGTCTGAACTGACGCCAGCAGCGCGGCAGAGGCCTTCTGCGCCATCATCCGGGCGATCTGGACCTGCGAGTAACCGAGGTCTTCCAGAGCCTGCTCAGCCGGGATCAGACCAGCAGCGAACTTCTTGATCGTGGCGTCCGACCGGACGGCCTCGCTCTCGGTGGCAGCGTCGGCCCAAACGACCTCGCTGTCAACGACGAGCGTGCCCTTCATGTTGTCAACCACGGCAGTGCCTTCTCCCTGGAACTGGCGAGCCAAGACGAGCACTTCCTCGAACGCCTCGCCCAGAATCGCCTGCTTCCGCTCGATCTTGCGCACAAGGCCGGATTCCGACGACTTGATCGCGTCACCGGACGGGTCTTGGCCAGACGGCAGGAGGTAATGCTTCGGCGTTCGCGACACGACGGCCAGGTGGCCGACCTTCTGGTCGATCGCCTTCAGGTAGCCGTCCAGGTCGGTCTGCGAGAACTCGCCGAACTTGACCTCCGGGTCTTCGGTCGCCCAGAGCTTGTCGATGGCGACGTCGAACGGTTCCTTGACCTGCTTCGTCTCGTCATCTTCCATGAGCGTGATGCCTGTCGCCCAACGCTGCTTGTGAGCTCCGAAGTAACCGGCGAGCGCGAGCAGGAAGAGGAGCGAGTTGATCTGGTTCTGAACGGACGTCGAATCGCTGATCTCGCTCTCGCCTTCGCACAGAGTGCGCGGGCGGTTCCTGAGCGGGACAATCGGCACGACGCCGATCGGGTTCTCGATGAACGGGTCGTCGCTGTAAGGCGTCCACAGGCGCTTCTCGGCGCTGTCGAAGCCACCGGTGCCCGAAGTGATGTCCACTTCCGTGACGTCCCGAGCGAACTTGTAGACGCCGTCCGGGAGGTAGACGGTCGCCCGCTCCAGCTTCTCGATGTCGTCAACCCAGCACTTCAGCGCAGCGTCTCGCGAGCGGAAGTTGGAACCGGGCGTGTACGCGACGAACGTCTCCGTGGCGTCTTCGACGGCGATGTCAGCGTAGCCGTCCTCGTCGGTGTCGCCCCAGACGGAGATGTAGCTGACGCCCTTGACCAGCGAGTCGAGGATCGCGGAACGCGACAAGCTGTCGAGCTGGTTCGCCTGCCAGATGTCCCAACTGTCCTTGTCGCTCTGAAGGTCCGAAGTGGCGGACAGCCGGAACCCGTCAACCTGAAGGCGCTCGTCAACGACGTCGATGAGCAGCCGCATGAAGTTGGACCGGGACTCTTCCAGCATCTGCCGGAACTGGCTCCGCATCTTCTCGGCATGAGCCGGCGTCAGGAACGGCAGCGGGTGGTCGCCGGTGTAATAGTCGTCGAGCCGGTTGAGCTGTGTCGCCCGAGCCGTCAGCTGCGGATAAAGTCGCGTCAGCCAACCGAGCGCGGTCTTGGTGTCGCTTGCCAACTCGACCTCCTTAGAATCCGCCTGCGCGGAACTGTTTCTTGCGCTTCGCGGCTTCGCCAGCTGCCACGCAGTCGCCCTTAGCCTCCCAAGACAGGACGGCAGCCATCGCTGCGTCCATCTTCCTGGGCGAGTCCTGTCGATCCTTGGAAAGCGTGTGCATCTGACGGTGCTGGTCGTCGTAGACGTTCAGCTTCTGCCGCCGTGCCTGCTTCAAGTGCCGGAGGAAATCGACGTCGGGAGCGAACTCAACGTCCGCTGCGACGATCGCCTCGGTGAAGGTGCGAACTGCGTGTGCGATCTGCCGTGGTCGGTTCGTGCGCCATTCGAGAACTCTTGGCGACCGCTTCCCACGACCCGTGAAGTCGAAGACGCCCTGCCAACGTTCGACCAGGCCTTCGATGTACTGCGGGTCGATGTAGACGCGCCAGACGTCGAAGAGCTCGAACGTCTCGTTCACTGCGCCGTCCACTTCGTCCAGCGGGTGTTCGTAATCTTCTGGTGCGCTCTCGGGACGTTCCCAGATGCCGATCGGCCACTGGAAGCCCGTCTGAACTTCGGTCGCGATGATCGCGAGCGAGTCGGCGAACCGGGCACCGTCGATCCCGAGCACGATCCGAACTCCGTCAGCCGGTTGGTACTCGGCGTTGACGCGGGAGTTGACGACTTCCGGATCGAACGCAGCGCTCTCTGTCGCCTGCTTCCGGTTCAGGAACCATCGTTCAGCCTGTGCCGGGTCCCGAGGTAGCATCGCGACGATCTCGCTGTCGATCCGGTCGAGGTCAACCCACCAGGAATCGCCGTAGACCTTGCGCAGCGCCTTCTGACGCTCCGACTTGTTCCGAACGCTCAGAGACGCAGCGGGTTCGACGTCGTCGATGAGCACGTCGCCCTGCTTGACTTCGGATTCGGCCGTGTACTGCGCCACCGAGCTCTCAGCCGGGTCCCACGCGTTGCAAGTGGACAGCCAGCGACCGCCCATGCCCGCAAGGTTCCGCCTCTGCGTGTCGGCCAGCGCTCGACCGCCGTTCGTTGAGTTCCAAGATTCGGTCTGGTCTTGAACCAGGAACGTCACACGCTGCCCGAGCCTTGACTTGGCCGAGCTCGTGACCGGCTCGATGAACCCGCCACCAGGCAGGTAGATACGCTGAAGTCCGGTCTCCGGGATGTCAGCTCCGAAGTCGCCGAGTTGGATCATCGGCAGAAGCGCCATCCACACGTTGTCGGTCTGGTCCTCGCTGAGCGCGGTCACCTGGATGATCGG